TCATCCAGGTTGATGTCACCACCAACCGCCAGCTCCTTGCCGGTGTCGTCCCAGGTCAGGTCCGGATCACCGGCCATTAGGCCGTTATCATTGAACTGGATCTGAGTATTCGCGCCACCAGGGGCTGTAGCTGTATACAGGCTCATCAGACGTATTCCGTGACTTGAGCAGTCCCATTAGCACTGGACCAGATGCCATAAATGGTGCCGGTCACAATAGCTTGTTGATCCAACAGTAAAAAGCTTTGCGGTGCCATCGCCAAGAAGCTATTGGCAGTCGTGGCCGGCGTCGAGAAGCTAAGGTACAGAATTGAGGTGCTTACGTTATTGATACTGACTGCACGACGATTAGCATTCGACGCCAATACAGTCACACTAGTGGCGCTGGAGGCCACGCTAGTGGTATTCGGTGTACGAGCAGGAACGCTAACCGGAATTGGGTTGCCGGTGTCATTACTGATCTCGACCTGCCCCAAGCTTAGCGAGCCAATATCAACCGGGATCCGCCCACTAACTAGTGTTGGCAGCTTGCCCTCAATTGAACCAGTATCAGCATCAATTGTGGTGAGCAGCCCCTCAACACCATCTACATGGCCAATCAGTGTGTCCTGCTTGGCCGCAGTGGCTGCACCACTGGGAAGTGGCAAGGAACTAGTACTAACAGGCACTGGTGCAGCCCGTAGTTGGGCATCCGTCACAGGACCGTCAACGGTCAGACTGCCACCAGCATCACTAATGGGGATTGGATTGCCAACATCATTACTGACCTCGATGCTGGTATTGTCAATCGTTACGTCAATATTTTCGCCAATGTCAACAGGAATAGGATCGCCACTGCCGGTCAGCAGGTCGCGAATTTCCCGGACAAACTGACCAAGCGTGCCGATCACGTTAAGATTACCCTGGGGCCTTCTTAGTCTTCCCAGTTACTGTCCCTTCAGGACATTCCAACAAACGCCCTGGACTTCAACGATCTTTTCCAGTAGCTGATTATTTTTCTGTTTCATCAAATCATGGTCACCTGTAATAGAATTTACCAGGCAAAAGCCCGCCATACCCAGACCGATACCAGTCACCAGGACCGCTAGCGCCGCTATTTCACCAACGCAGAACTTCACGGCAGAGCATTCTCGATGGCGGTTACGCGCTGCTCCAGCAGCGTCAGACGGTCCGTAGGCTCCCAGCGATTGGCAGCATCATCCCAGCCCAGAATATCGCCGTCGTCTTTGTTGCCATTTGCCTCCACATCATGCAGGTCCTGCAGACGAGCCCCTGGGGTGGCACGCACAATAATTACGCCATTATTGCCAACTGACAGTACAGCAGCAACGGCTAGTTTCAGATTTGGTGCAACTGGTTCTGTTCTGGTAAGTGTACCTGGCGAACTGGGACTACACCAAAGGATATCTCCTTCAAGATAGGCATTTGTGTTGATACCACGAATCTTGCCGAATGTGGTCACGTATCCATCGCTGCCGGCCGGAATGATCTGGTCCGTAATCCCGAAAAATACATAACCTGGCAGTGTGCCATCCGCAATCATTGGAGCTACTTTTACCCTTCCGCTTTGCCCAAGGCTGCCCGCAAACATAACCCCGGTACCCTTAGGGATGGCAGTACTATTACTGTTGTTGCGGCACAAGACCATCGTCTCCTGGCCCAGGTAATTGCTGACACCGCTTTTACCTAGTTCTAGCGTGCCCTCGTCAGCATTCCAGGCGAGTTGCCCACTTGAAACCGTTTCGGCCGCCGCAAGATCGAATTTTAGCTTATCGACTGTCGGTTCATCCGTGTAGCCAATATCGCCATTGGCAGCGCTATTTTTGACGAGAATATCATTCGTATTGCCACCAAGCGGCAGCCCCGGATCCAGTACCCGGACAATTTCAGCACCGCCTTCTTCAACAACGGTAATTTCAGGCTGAACAGGCATCAAACGTTCTCCGGGTTTTCGGTGTAGCCAGTGGCAACAGTTGCAGTGCCACGAATCCAGTAGTCAGATTCGCCGTCGGGTTTAATGACCAACAGATCCCAGTAGCCATTCTTGGAAACGGCCTGAGTGTCCACGGAGTCGCCAACCAATTCGAAGTCACCAGTAGCCTGATCGACCCACTCGATGGAAAAATCCATCAATTTTCGGGTGCGCCGCACAGTCGTCCACACCTGAGCTCTCAAGTCGTGCCCGGTGCAATTAAAGGGCAACTGGAAACGCTGCCGGAATGTCGCACGCCGTGGTATTGTTATATTGTATGTGGCTGGCAATACCATGGGCGCTATGTGGCATTGAGCTAGTCTTCCGTAGGAAAACGTGCTTAAAATAAAAGCCCCACCACTAGGGCGGGGCAGTTGATTCGGTCGCTAGACTGGATCAGGTGATCGCGGCGGTAGCGTCGACGTTGGTCAGACGAGCAGCAGCACGCCCATTAATCAGAGCCAGACCACAGAACCATTCAACCCGAGTCACCAGGACAGGGGAAGAGGTATCCTCACCCAGGTCACGGACCTGAGGGCCGCCATTCTGGATGCCGGTCAGGTGATCATTCCCGAAAGACACCACATAAATAGACTGGTCGGCGGGAGTGGAGTCCAGGATCGCCACGTTCTTGTGATCACGGTCGATCTCCAGGACGGGCAGACCACCGTACACCAGTTGCTGACCACCGAATTCGGAGCGCTGGATGTCGATCTGGCCAGAGGCACGGGCCACAGCGCTCAGATGACGACGAGCCGACTTGGACATGATCAGATACTTCTGGCCGCCTTGGGCGTCCACAGCATCAATGGCCTCGTCAAGCTTGTTCAGGTCCAGAGCAGCGGCGCTGGAATCGTTGGCGATGATCTGGGAGTGGCTACCGGCATCGGCGGCAGGCAGACGCACACTCAGGCCGTCGAACTCAGCAGCGGTGCTGTTGCTGTCCCCGTTAATAAACAGGCCTTCGAAAGCCAGACGCATTGCGCGGGTCTTGGCTTGGATCTGGTAAGCGCGAGCTTGGGGGCCTTCCAGTTCGACGATAGCGCGATCAACCTTGATGTCCCCACCGAACAAGCGGAGAGCCTCGCTGTACTGCCGCACTTCGGCGTAGCTTTCGGCATAGCCGTCGTTATACGAACGGAAGCCCACATCGCCGAGTTCTTCCTCTCGCTTGTAGAAAAGCCCCGAACCTTGCACCTCGCGGAAGGGCAGATTCGTCAGAAGAGGACCAGCAGAAAGTTCAGTAACAATCGCAAGTTCCTGGGGGTTGCGACTGTGCTTTTTGGCCTCAGCCAGGGTCAATGCCATGATAATTACCCTAAGGAAAGACAAAGAAAGATGGGTGATTTGTTAACGCATGCCTCACGCACGCCTTAACTCGACACCCTGCAGCCTTTGTCATCTCGACTACGGTCCTAGGGTATCTCTTACGCCTAGTGTTCCGATTTTCTAGGTATACCTTAAGTCTTGTCGTGTTTCTTGCGATTTTCTTCCTGCGTCAGCACTTGCAGATTCCAAGGAAGATGAGGACCGCCCTTGGAGATCGGCCAAATATGATCAACTTCGTGCTTAATACCGGTCTGCTCTGTTAGCTCACGAGCTATGGCGTAATAGTTGCGGCACATCATCTTCTCGATTTCGCACATGGGGCAATGATTCTTGCGTTTTATCGCTCGATACTTTGCCGATCTCTCGTGAAAACGATGCGGATATTTCTCGTAACTGCGATGATAATGGCGCCTGTCCTTAGCCTTTGCTTTTTCTGGTTGATTTTTGCGCCAGTTGCGCTGCGATGCTGTCATTTTTTCCGGGTTATTTTTCTTCCATGCTTTATGCATCTCAAGGGATTGGGCATGGTACTCAGGGTAACGCCAGCGCCTAATAGTGCTTGCTGCCACTCCATGCTTTTCCCTGATCTCCCGGTAGGACAGGCCCCGCTCCACCTCTTCGAGAATCATTGCTTGAAAATCGTCGGGATATTTCATTGCAATAAAAAAGGCGGAACAATGTCCGCCCATTCTATCAGACCAAAGTCTCAACCAAACGCTTTCTCGAACAACTCGTCAGGACTCAAGCTCCCCAGGTCTTCGGTTGTCATGCCAGTGGCATCCGTGCCGCCATACCCCAGGCCAGCTCCAGACCCCTTGGCACCACGGAAAAAGGTCCCGTAGATGGGGTGGGTCTTGAAGCGGCTCAGGTAGTCCTCGGGGGAAATGCGCTTGCCGGTCTCAGAGTCAAGCACCGGACCTCCATTCGAGTCCACGACGGTCACAGAGCCATCGGCCTCCAGGCGGAAGCTACCGCCGAGCCGATCCGCCAGCATATCAAAGAAGGACACGCCGTCAGCAGAATCGGTGCGACCACCGGCAGCAAAAAACACCTTCTCCAGGGCGTAACGCTTGCGGAATTCCTTAAGCTCGCTTTGATAGGCTTCGGCCTTTTTGTTTGCCTCAGCAGCCTGTGCGCCATAGCGCTCTTCCAGCAACGCCGTGCGCTCTTCAGCCTGCAGGCGTTCCCGCTCAGCAATTGCTGCCTCCTCTTGCAGACGGCGATACTCGTTCGGATTGATCTCAGCAAACTTCTCCAGTTGCGCAGACTTCTCGCGCAGTTCCTTTTCGTATGCCTTACGTGACTCCCGTTCAGCCTTCAGGGCCTTCAGCAGGTTGTCCACCTCGGACTTGGGAATTAGATCGCCATTGATATCGACATCCGCACCACTAGAGGTCTCGACTTGTTGCGATGCGACGGTTGCGGCAGCATCCATCTCGGTAGCCACTGCTTGATTTTCAGCCATTGAATTAGCGGGCATCACGCCCATTGAGTACCCCGTAGGATGCCAAGATTAATACCACAATAGACATTAGGCCATCTAAGTAAGCCAAACTGTAGTAGACAAAACGAAAGTTAACCTTGGCTCGATTTTACGATCCTGTTCAGCAGTCTTGTATCGCTAATTTTCTGAAGAAACTGGTAGCGGCTTACCTGGGTCTGAAGCTTGACCTTTTGCAATAGATTTCTTTCAGATTCAAGTGACATGCGTAAGTCCCTTTTACAGGCTTGAGAAATAGTTTACGGAGCCAGCGTTATAGTTTACCCCCAAATACGTGATAAAATCGCCATCAATACAATCGTCTTCGTTTGTCTGGACTGCGTTGCTGGTGAATGTGCTAAAGTTTTCCCAAACTTTCGTGGCGGTTGGATTCGTCCAAGCGTAGTCAGTGGGGATCATAATACCACCCTTATATCCTGTTATAGTTATTGTCACATTACTGCCTTTTTCGTTGTACCAAAAAGCATTTAAGGACAAAATATATCTCGATCCTCGACCGAATGCCGCCTCATAAGCCAGCCTATCGAACAGGACGCTTTCTACTCCAGTACCCGTGTTGTCGCCGCCAAATACAACTATTGATTGATCGTTGAAAGAAATGATTGAATCCTTGCACCAACCAACTGGTCCAAGGAGGTCCGAGTTATTTGGGTTGACCAAAAAGGTTCTAGTGTCAAGGTCTCTACCAGAGGTAAACCCATAGGTGATAACATAGTAATCGGCTTTGACGATTGCCTTCTTTTTTGCCGCTGGTTGCTCCTTGTATGGAGTAGGTGGCTTTTCTTTGATCGGTAAGGGATTTTCCCTGGAGCTCCTAAGCAGCCTGGCTTCCACCTCTGCCGCCGATCCTTTGCGTACAAGATTAGCCTGAGCCGCACGCTCTTTCAATTGCTTTTCGGCAGAAGCCTTAAGCTCTAGGCCTTCTTCTTTTCTGGCTTTTGCAGCCAAGGCAGCTCTTTGTTGGGCAACAACCCTGTCAATGGCGCTTAAGACATTGATCTTTACATCGATTTGTAAGTCAGCCACATCAGTCGTCGCAATTCAGGCTGATCTTATAGGTTTGAGTTTGACCCGCAGACAGCAGAATATTAGGATCTTCTTCCAGAACAGCGTACGGATACGGACTGGTACCAATAAAAACGACAATTCGATCATATGCCAGGGAATCTGTAGAAGTGAATTCCGCAAAAACATCCGGCAATTCATATCTGGCGCTTGTAGAATTATAGGTACCAGTTCCGATCGTGCCCGTGTAGCGTTCATAGCCGCTACCAGTAACTTCAGTTGTTTCCCAGGAAGAAATCAACGTGTTTTCGTCAAATTCCGTCCCTCCCAGGCTGCAAAGCATTACACTTATTGTCTCGCCCTCATAGGCAAGACCGGCGACTCGCTCTAGTTCCTTTGCAGATATAGTGACCTGCAGCGCCATGTTACACTACTGTCCAGGTAAAGATGCCGTTGCTGTCCCAAACGATCAGAAAGTCAGTGCTGTCGCCAGCGGACTCAGATTGACCAAAGTCGATAAAAGCAACAGGAGGGGCGTCCGTATCTGTATCATTGTACAGAATGGCATAACTAGCGGTGATTGATCCGCCCGATGCCGTCCAGGTCGCATCATCGGCATCAAACTTGGCGCCATTGGTGCCAGTCGTCGTTACTGCAACGTTGGCCAGTGTCGCGCCGCCAGCAGTGTAGCCGGTGCCGGTGGCAGCTTCCGTTCCACCTGTAGCGGCCAGCGTGGTGTGGGTGGCGTCGAAGGTAGCGGTGGTCAGCAATTTAACCTTATAGGTATCACTGGAGGAGTTCGTACCCTCCGCGAATCGCTTAGCCGTATGGTTATACAGCGAAATAGTAACAGCCACTGGACAACTTTGATCAGCGCCTTAGTATGCCAACTACGGAGCGGTATATCCCGTGATCGCCAAGCGGACGACCGCAGAGCAGACACCACCAGTCCAGTTGGAATCAACACTGACGTTTGTAAACCTGATGCGACGGACTTGGGTCATGTCACAATCAAAGGTCCAACTGTTGTTGTACCCAGATCCCGCAACCCCTGATGCCACCCTGGTATTCGTGAAGATTAGTTGAGTAGCAGTTGAAGTCAGAATGCCACCAGTCTTGGGGTCGGATCCGGTCTGCCCAGTCTTGGTCAGGCTGGCCAAGCTCGGGCCATAATACAGCCCGTTGCGGAAGTTGCCTTCGTTGCAAATCACGCGAACTGCAGCGATTGTTGTCCCGGCCGCTGTCTGAAACTCCATGTCGACATTAGATGTGTCTCCCATCCAGCAACCGTTACTACCGATGAAATCCATGCTCCAGCCGATTCGGAAGTGGTTGAAGATGCCTTCCGAGAAGCCGATAACTGCTCCATTCGTATCCGTAAAGCCCCACAGGGGTGGCGTAGGCTGGTAGGGCTGAATGTTGCCAAACTGAGCTTGCCAAGAGCCAGCGGTTGTGTTGTCTGGGTTCTCAGCGCTCTCGGGGCTAGAGCCCGACAGAGCCGTATAAGACAGGATCCTGCCGGTGACCTTGATCAATGGGTCACCAACCAGTGCAGGCGCCAGTGAACCCAATGAATAGACATCAGCCATAGGCACAGCAACTGACACCCCGGTTGCCACTAGAGGCTGATTAGCAGTTACATTTAGTTGCGCAGTAGAAACGTTAGCAATGTAAGGCTCACCGCCAATGTACAAAGGAAGAGCTGACGTGCATTGAATCTGCTTCGAACCAGCCTGGATCGCTACGCCAGTGTTTACCGCAGGGGGGAGCGTCTGTAGCTGGCTGTCGACTGTTCCGGCTTTTACCAGAATACGGAAACGGCCAGCCAGCCAGGGGTTGACTCCGGTGACAACAAATTGCCGAAGGCCTGGGCTGATTCTGGTATCCGGAAGTCCCCGTTCTTTTAGATCCACCAAGAAATCATCAACAACGGTCTCCAGAGCCTCCAAATCGACAGCGGTACCCATCGAGTAAAATGGTACACGGAAATTGCCGGTTCCATACCAGAAATTGAACAGCCTAATGGATCTAAAGTTTAATGTGGTGCTAGACCCCGATGTGACGGTCCTGGTGGAACGGGCTGCTCTGACCTGGTAATTCACGCTACTCGATCTAGCGATCCCCACTAGCGACGGGGACGACCAATGAGGTGAAGCAGTGGTATTAGTGGTACTATTTTTATTTCTAGTTTCAAATCCAGATACCGCAGTACGACGGCCAATAACCGTTGAACTGGTTGTAAAGCCGTCGCCGATCAAATCTCCTCCAGAATAAGTATTGAGTTGATTAACATAAGCACTCAAGTGATTATCATTAATCGCCAGATCCAGGCCAAGCAGGTTCAAAGAGATAGCCGCACTTGTATTTATGGGGATAATTCCAGTTCGACGGTTATACTAAAAATTAGAAAGCGTAGGAATTGCCGCAAATGTTCCCCTTAATGGAACCAGCGCTCCGCTTATTGTTCTGGCGATACATATCGGGCAAACAGTTGCAAAAGAATCCCAGAGTCCTTGTAACTTCAGGTTTTTAATTAGCCTATAGGCAGATCCCTTGGCTGACTCCTCTAAGGGTTGACCATCCCTGGAGGCAACAATGGCTACATAATTGAGTCCTTCCTCCGTGACTTCTCCTGCGTAGGCAACACGTTGAAGCTCGCTCAAGATTGATACGACGGGAACATCTATTCGAACTCCAGCATTTACCAAAGGCGCCATAGCGTCAAGACTGACGTCAGTCAATCTCACGGGAACAATTGCCGCCCTGATGCCCGCGTACGGAGGGTTGAATGACAGCAGAACCATCTCAATTGCTGTGATATCGATTCTGACGCCAGCGGCAATGGTTGGAGCCAAGGCTTGAGCCTGGAGGTTAATTGGGTCGCACAGAATTTTTCTGTAGAATCCAGCGGCCATCGCCACATAAATATAATCAGTGCCCAGAGTATTCAAGAATGTCGCGCTCGACCTGGAGCTTGCACCATCAAAAACCCTGAAGCCGTCGTCCTCGAATTGATAAGTGGGACTCGTTGAAACGACTAAATTATACGAATTAAAATAACCAACAGCATTTCCCTGGGGCGTAGCCCAGCGATTAATCCAGACCCAATCCCCACTGGTCGTGCTTCTGCTTTTAATTAAAACAACTCCAACCGAGAAGTCGCAATCAATAAATTGTCCTCCAGTCAATCCATTGCCGGTGTAGCTGCCTACTTTGCATTGATTTGCAACACTTTTGAAGGCGTAACATTCATAAAAAATACTAGAAGAGTTAACTTCACTAGAGCCTCCTATTGAAAATGTCTGACTATCAAAAGCATTTACATAGCTAGAGGTTGTAGACCTAGTACTCGTGCTACTAATGAACATATAGTAGCCGGCACCCCCCAGAGCGGAGCCGGCTACCAGCCCTGATGAGTTAAAAGTACCTGAGACAGAGCGAATGATCATGAGCTCGGGAATTGTCCCAAGCCCATGGCCAATAGAAGCTGAGGAACCATTACCTAC